GCAGACCCTCGCGAGCACCCTCATCCTGCAACTGGACGAACTTCTCGACCAGCGCCTTGAGCTCTGGCGCGACCTTTGGATCGGCCAGCATCGTCTTCATCTCAGGATCATTCGGCCCTGGGATCTTGGCTCCCTCGGCGAGATTAAGGATGCCTGCAGCGCGGCCTTCGCTAATTTGTATGCGCCCGACAGCGGTGGCCTGTGCTGCGCGAGTGCGCGACAAGATATAGGCCTCGTTGATTACGTTCTGCCGGTTCAGCAGATACAGCAGCTGCGCCTGCATGTCGACGTTGTCAGGGTTCAGGTATGCCTGTCGCGCCAAATCGTAAAACTCTTTTGCGTTCAGGTAACTCCCCAAACGCATCCACATCATATCGGTAGGGATCTCGCCGTACTGCTGTTTGAGCGCGACCATGTCGTTGAGAAAATCCTGGCCAAACCCCTTCTTCTTGGCGGCGGCCTCAATCTGCTCGAACGTCATGCGCTCGATCTGAATGCCGTTTGACGTGGCTAGAGATTCAACCGCCTGCTTGAAGTCAGCCGGCCCGTCGATCCGGTTCTGATTGATGAGCGTGGTCGGTGGGGTGCCGGCAGTGGGCGCTGCCTCGATCGTCTGCTCGATCTTCTGCAGCTGCTGCGGCAGTGCCTCGAGGGGTTTTGCTGCTGGCGGCGCAGCCTCTGCTGCAGCCTTGGCGGCGGCCCTTGCGGCCTCGCCTTCTTTGACGGCTTTGGCACCGCCGATGATGATGTTGCGCAGGCCTGCGACCTGCACCACATTGTCGTCGCCAGTATGCGCGGGCTCGAATGCCGGGATCGGCTCATCCGGCTCCGCGCTCACCTCACGCTGCTGCGGAGGCGGGACGATCTCGTCGAGGCGCTGCTCGAGGGGGGCATTAGGGATGGCCATTACTCAGCCCCTCCTATTCGACGTCTAAGATTGGTTTGACACCCGGCAGAACCAAATAACTAACCCCGTGCTCGTCTGCCATTTCAACAGCTTTCTTGCCTAGCAAACGGGCGACTTCTCCTCTTATACGTTGCGCTTCCCACCCTGCCTCCCCCGGCGAATCTTCACGGAAGATTCTCATCAAACTATCATCGCCAATTTTATGCGCCTTATCCTCGATAACAGCTACGAATGCCTCGTCTATATCTTTCTTTTTTAGCCACGGCATAGCCTTCTTCAAAACACCAGTAAGTTCCAGGTGATCCATAGAGTCGAGCATTTGTTGCGAAAGGATTGCCCCCTTCGGCACGTCCATCCTATAAACAGATCCATCCCCATGACTTGCTGCAACCCTACGGTCTTGGCTCCCAAAAACTCCACCAAAAATATTCCCTGGGCCTACACCACCCTTTATTTCTTCCAACCCTGGATTGCCGCCATGATAAAGACGGACTGTTTCTGATGACTTGTTTTTTGGCGCAACATCAAGCAACAGACCCTGCTTGCGCAGCAGATCCTCGGCCATCTCTCCGGCCTTCGGCGCGAGCTCGCGGCCGATTGCAGCGCCAGCCTGCGCGGTGGCCTTGCTCAATCCGAGCGCCGTCTTGCCGCCACCGAATAGCTCGCCCACCGTCTCGGTGACGCCAGCCGATTCGCGCCGGATCTGATCGGTCTCGCCGGCTGGCACCAGCGGAACCCCCAGCGTCTCGTCGAGGAACTTCTTCACGTCCTCGGTGGTGGGCAGGATGGTCGCCCCCTTGGTGCCGCGCAGGAACGCATCGAGTCGTCCTTCGCCAGGATTGGGGCTGGCGGCTGCAGCAAGACCGCGCCCCAGCGAGATCAAGTCGCCAGGCAGGCCGATCGTGCCCTGCACAGCGCCCTTGGCCAGGCCAGCAGGGACATCCATCGCTATCTTGCCGAACGTCGACAGCGGCATGTTCTTGGCATCCTCGGGCAGCGTCATCATCGTCGCCGCTTCCTGCAGGTCTGGCGCGGCCGGCTCGTCAGGGTAGGTGGCCTTGAGATAGCCGTCGACGATCCGCTGCTCGAACGGTGTATAGACTTCGCTCATCGCGCCACCTCACGCAGAATGCGCTGCTGCTGCCGCAGGTAGTCGATGTCCTCCGGCTTCAACTTGTTGTACCGTTTCGCAAGATCGTCCAGGTTGGTGTCTGCGCTGATCGTGATGCTGGCAGGTAGCTGCTTCTTCTCGATCAAGTCGCGCACCGTCCGGTCAATCGCGGTGGCGGCTCCTGTCTTTCGAGCGTCTGCCTTTTCTGTTCTGTCGTACTGCTGCACGGCCTGGTCGGCCAAGGCGCTGAACGGGATACGCTGGCCAGGATTCTTAGCTCGGAAATCCTCGGTCAGCGCGTCAAAGTAGCCATTGATCTTTTGCTCTTTGTCGATCTTGTGCTGATCATCTTTGGTGGCAAACACGCTCACAACGTCAGGTGTGCCGGATGCCCGCCTGATGAGCCTGACTGCATCAGATCGCTCGCGATCCAGCGGTTGCTTGAGCTCTGCAGCCAGATCCTTGAACTGCTCGCCATTCATGCCGTGACGGTTGGACAGCGTCAACAGTTGCCCAAAGTCGGTGATGTCCCCGCGCTGGATCGCATACTTGGCGGCAGCGAACGCATACGGATCGCCAGGCTTCTGCTTCGGGTCGAGGAATTTCTCCAGCTGCTCGATCGACATGACGTTGAGCTTGGCCGCCTCGAACGCGATCTGGCGCTGCCGGGTGGGCGGCGTGCCAGGCGTGAAGTATTCGATCATCAGGTCGTTGACCTTGATGTCGCGCTGGCGCTTATCCAGTTTCTCTGCATCCTCGCGCTGGGCAATGCGGGCAGATATCTCGCCGCGGAACGTCTTGACGATGTCATCGACTGCAGCCTGGTCAGTCGCAACCAGGCCGATCAGCATGTTGTTGTACTTGTTGCCCATGCCGAGCGATCCGCTGCGGATGTCGGCGATCGTCTGCGTGGTGTTGGTGAAGTAGGCGTCGTTCTGCAGCTGGTTGGTGATGACCGAGACCTTTGCGGCCCTGACCATCTTCTCGAACTTGTCGCTGTACTCCCTCTGCACGCCGAGGTTGCCAAGCGTCAACGCGGTAGTGCTGATGTTCCGGCGATGAATGTCAGCCAGCGCATCGAACTGATCCGGCACCTGCGCTGCAGCGGCATAGAGCAGCTTGCCGACGTTGTCGATGTCCATGTCCAGCTTGATGAGCTTCTGCTGCTGATCGCGCTTCATCTGCGCTTCGTAGGCCGCATTGAGCACGACGTTGCCGTGCGTGGCCATCGTGGCGCGGAACTTGATCGCAGCTTCGGGATCTTGCCCAGCCATCGTCTGGTTGTAGCCGTTGGTGAACGTGGCGATCTTCTGGCTTGCCTGTTCGCCCGTGATTTTCCCGCTCTGCACTTCGGTCAGGATCTTCGCAAGCTCGTTGCGTCCCTCGATCTCAAAGTGGCTCGCCAGTTGCAGGCTGCGGGCCTTGCGCAGCGCCTCGTTGTAGATGCCTCCCCGCATCTCACGCGGGAGCGGCACGCCGTTCTTGGCGAGCTCGATCTGCTCCGGCGTCGGTGGGTTGTCGGCGGCGAACTTGATCGCCTCCTGCTGCGACAACCGACCAGCCTCCTGGAATGCGCTTGTGCTCATACGATCGAGCATCTCTGCTAGCGTGCCTGCTTGCTGGGCAGCGGCGCGTGCAGCAATCGGCTCGACAACCTGCAGCTGCGGCTGCGCCATCGGCACGCCGCCCTGCGCACCGCGCAACATGATCTGACCGGATTCAAGCATCGTGGCCATTAGAACGTCCTCGCAGCGCCAATAAGGCCTTGTGTCAACGTCGCGCCAGCAAGTAGCCCACCAGTCCGGCGGGTGGTCGCCGCGGCAGACTCGAGACCACCGGCCTGGCGACGGGCCTGGAACAGGTTGAGCGTCGACTGCAACTCGGTCGACTGCAGCATGGCGCTGGCATCCTCAAACCCGAGCACCTGCGCCGTCAGCGCGTTGAGCTCGGCAATGTCCACGTCACGCATCACAGCCTGCACGTTCGCCGTCTGGATGCCCTGGATGCTGCCCTCACCAAGCGCCACGCCGGAGGCTGCAGCCCGAGCACGCGCCGCCGCGTTGGTCTTGCGGAGATTGCGCAGCAGCGTGTTGCCCGCGATCTTGTAGTTCATCGCCTCCATGTCGGCACGCTTGAGCATGCGGCCGGCCTGGATGGTTGCGTACTGCTCCGACATGTCGGCCCTGATCTCGGCCACCGCGAGCGTGTCGCGGGCCTGCACCAGGTAGGCTGTCTGCTGGTTGATCGCTTGCGCCTGCTGGGCCTGTGATGCGCCATAGGCATTGATCAGACCGGCGACCGCGTACATCTGCCCAGCAGAGACATTGAAGCCGCCGGCGGGCGCGGCCGTCATCTGAGTTTCCATCGCCGATGCAGGGTCGAACCCGTTGGCCATGTTAAGTCCCCGAGTAGACCGCGATGCGGTAGTCAAGACCCAGCAGCGTCATCTTGAGCGGCAGCGTCTGCGAGATCTCGATCGCCTGCTCGCGGTCGTAGCCCAGCACTCCGTTCACGCGCTTGATGCCAGTGAAGGTCGGCACCGGCTCGTCGAGCAGCGGGTTGTCCATCAGCCGGAACGCAACCGGCTGGTTATTGATCTCGAGCTCCTGCGTGTCCTTCACCACCGCACTGATCTCGACAATCCGCTTCTTGAAGCTGATGCGCGACCCGGTCTGCAACTGGATCTCAGCCGGCATGGTTTTGCAGTAGACCGTGAAGGGCAGGCCGACTTCGTAGGTGTAGACCGATGCCCGGTCGAACGTCACGGTGCCTGCGGCGCTCACTACCTCATCGCCCTGCGGCACCCCGTCGCAGATCACGTTGACGATCTCGTTGACCATCGGCAGGCTCGATGCGCTCGATGCCGCACCGCCAGTGACCGCGCAGTCGGTATACAGGCTATCGTCGAAGAGCTCGACGAAATACTTCGGCCCGCCATGCTCGAGCAGCATCGGCTCACCGTCCTCGGTCAGCAGATTGCTGCCGCTCTCAAGTAGCAGGTCTGCAGCAGCGATGCGGCTGGTCACCGTGTAGATGTCAGTCACGTCGATGCCGACATCGACGAAGTCGCCAGTGGTGATGAACTCTGACGGCGCAGTGATCTGCTGTGCTCGCATCACACTGAATGCGGCCATGCTGCCGTCGTCGGTGTTGGTGATCAGCAGCAGGTCACCTTCCTCGGTGCTGGTCGCCCTGCGCATGGCCATCCGCTGCGGCCCCTTCAACAGGTGACCAGACAACAGCGAGATCCGTTGCGTGATGTACGTCAGCTGGGTGTCGTTGAACACGAACTCGTTGAGCGACTTGCCCTGGCGCTGGATGTAGACCGAGCCCGACTCGAGTGATTGCACCCGAGTGCCAGGCTTGATGCCGTTGCGGCTCACGTTCTTGAACGTAAACGTCAGCGGCGTGATCGGATCGCTTCCCTGCTGCGGGACGTAGAACTCGCCGCCGGTCGTGAACACCTGGAAGTCACGGCCGCTGATGATGTCGGTGATGACGTTCAGGTCGTTGGTGTCGAACGTGGCCTCGAGCGCATCATCGTCTAGGTTCTCTGTCGGGACGAAGTCATAGAAGAGGCCGATCTTCGATGCCCAGATTGTGGATGGCCGCGACTTGCTGCCGCCAAAGTACAGGCGCCCCTCGTGGAAGGTGACAGAGCGAGGCCATCCCTTGCCGGAGCTCCAAACATCCACATACCCGTACTCGAGCTCCCAGCGGCCAGCATCGATCGCGCTGATGTTGAAGAACGGGTACTCGGTCACCGCCTCGACCACCGTGGCCGAGACGTAGCGCAGGATCCTGGCGCGGCCTTGCGGGCTGGCGTTGACGTACTGGTTGACCGACTGCGTCGTCCAGGTCGTTACGGAATAGTTGCTGGTGGCGTCAGGCGCCGTCGTCCAGGCTTCGACCACCGTCGCGACCTTGGTGCTGCCGACATAGTCCCCGATCAGCCGGATCTGGCCCGAACCCGTGCCGCTGGTGATCGTGACGTACATGCCGTTATAGATATCGTTGGTGGCGCTCGCGGTCGACTTCAGCGTGATTGTGGTCGCCGATCCGGCCTGCGCTGCGCCACTGTCGTGGTGAGTCGTCGAGGCCGTCAGCGTGATGTTGCCGCTCACCGCGCTGGGCGTGAGCGTCGAACCATTGTTCGTAAGAAAGCCGATGTTGAATGCGTACTTCGGGATCGAGTCGAACGTGATCGTCGTGGCCGTCCAGGCCGTGTCGCTGGTGCGCGTGATCTGCACCGGCTGCAGGTCAGGGTGGACAACGATCAGCGTGTCAGCCGATTGTGTCCAACACATGTCGTCGACAATACTGCTGCCAATGCTGGTCGTCAGGTAGTTGTTGCCGCTGCCGTTGATGTTGGTCTGCACCACCCCGTTCTTGATGATGTACATCCGCTGGTGCGTGAACACCAGCATGTAGGAGTCGTCGACCGAGAACTGAAACGGCACCAGGCGCACCCCGTTGCCGGCGCTTTCAGCCCCGCTGTTGGGGAGCTCTAGGATGTACTTGGTGCCAGGCCGGCGCTTCAGCCCACCCTGGGGCTGGATCAGCACGTTGGTGGCCTTGGCCAGCGCGTTGTTGTAGGCCTGCAGGTCGACTCGGGCCCGCAGCAGGGGATCGAGCTCGCCCGTCGAGAAGTTGCTCTGCAGGTCGACGAAGCGCGGCATCAGTACCTCACCGCCACCAGCGTGTAGTCCTCTATCACCCGGCTCGGGTTACCCTGCGCATCCATCTGGCAGGCCTGCCGGAAATAACCCCCGCGCATGTTCTCAGCCGGGTCGCCCAGCGCCACCCGCTGCCAGCGCAGAGACTTGTCCTGCTGCTCGGTGATCGCCTCGGCAATGTGCCAGGCCATCTGGTATTTCAGCAGCTGCACGAAGTATTGCGGCATCGCGTACTCGGGCACGCTGTACTGGTAATCGATGAAGACCGCGGTCAGGTTGGTGAGCAGCTGGTCGCCCTGGATCTCCCAATCCTTGTCGATCGGGGTGCCTACATTGCTGCTCGGGTATACCGCCATCGGGTTGCCCAGGCGATCGCCAGGCAACTGGTAGGCGTACTTCCAATAGCTGCCGGGTGCGGTCACCAGCTGCGCCAGCGCGATCTTCTTCATCGAGAAGCTCCACCGGTACATCGTCAGGGTGGAGTCGCGAACATTGGGGTAGAGCCGGTCGCAGACCGAGCTCGAGTCGGTGCCGTCGTTGAATGAGGTGATCGCCTTTGCGCCCAGCATGAGCAGCGCGTCCGAGCAGATCCTGACTCCCGTATCACCTGCAGCCATTGCGGCCCCTCAATGTGAGAAAGGCCAGCCTCCGCTCGAGGCGAAAGCCGGCCCTTCTGGTTGCTGCTGCTATTAGTCGCTGTCGGTCACGGTGATCGACGTGCCATCCGACACATCGACAACGGTGCCACTGTTCGACACCACAACCACCAGGTTGGCGGTCGGGGTTGCCGTGTCGTAGCAATAGACCAAGTCGCCGACTTTCATCAGCGAGGCCACGTCGTTGAAGTAGCCCGACGTGTTCACGGTGGCGATCGCATCAGCCGACTGGTAAGACCAGATCTGCGGTGCGTTGCCAGCCTTGGAACCGGCGACCAATGCAAGACCAGTGCTCGAAAATGCCATGATCTGCTCCTTATTCGCGGCAGGTGATCTGAACGATGCCCTCGGCGTCGATCGCAACCGCGTTGGCCGAGAACACCTCGTTGACCAGCCAGCTGGTCTTTTCCGGGATGTAATTGATCTCGGTGCGCATCGCGATGCCCTCGCCGTAGCCGATTGCCTGCTGATGGAACGCGAAGACCTTGCGGTCGCTCGAACCATCGATCGGCAGCCCGCCCTCGGAACGGTCGCCCAGAACGTGGAAGGTGAAGCCCAGGAACGTGTTGAGCTCGCCCTGAACCAGCGCCTTGACCGTGTTGAAGTCGCTGCTGGTGACCGAGGTCTCAGACAGCAGGTTCGACAGGCTGTTAGCGTGGATCACAATGTGACGGCCCTCGGGCGGCACATTGTTCTTATCGAGCAGGCGCTTCGCGTCGCGGAGCTTGGCCAGGTTCAGGTTGGTGTTCGACCCGCCGATGCTGTTCGCAACGGTGGCGGTCGTTCCCGAGTTGACCAGCGCGTCGATGATCATCTGATCCTGACGGCGGCCGACAGCGGCGGCGACAACCTGCACAAGCTCCTGGCGCTCGTCGAAGTTGACCTTGGCCTGGCTGAAGATGTCGCTGTACTCAGCGGCATTCCAGTCCTGCAGGGTCAGCGTGACTTGCGAGAAGCTCGCATTGATGGGGGTTACATCGGTCTGAGGAACGCGCAGGGTAGCGGTGCCTTTGCCGACCTTGGGGAATTTGACGATAGAACCTTCGACTCCGCGACGCGCCCTGGTGGCCCCGACAAGCATTGCCTTGCCTTGGTAGGCTTGCTTGACTTCTG